ATCGGAATAACTTGAATTCATGTCATTGCCATAATTGTCAGTGTGCATAACATGATCAAAACCAGATCTTTCTAAGATTTTGTTTTTGATATCTGATTGACGTTTTTCTTTTTGAATCCTACGAAGAAAGGCGTAGTAAATAATTTGAGTGAAGTAAGCAAAAGGATTTTTTGATTTTTCTGGATCAAAATTATTGATGTATTGTACACAATTTTCCACTCCATCAGAAATCATATCTTCTCTAAAGGTATAATTGACGAAGTTTGGTTTGTATGACAAATGATTAGCAATTTTTAAAAAGCAATCTCCAATGTACCGAGGAATCACGGGAGGACGTTTACCTTCCTTTTCTGCCTTTTTAATTTTTCTTCTGAATTCTATAATTGCTTCTAGAAATTCTTTGTTATTAACATAGTACTCTGGATCTTTTTTTGCCATACATGTTTTGGTTTGCTTACTTGAAGATAGTATATCCGATAACGATCCCATTGTCAAGCTTGACAGAACCTCAGAAACTTAGTAGAATAACTCTGTCCAGGGTTCATGAGAGATATAGCTACTTAGCTTCTTTTAAAGATATCTTCTAAAGCTTTTTTAGTTTCTTGTATCGATCCTAGATATCCTGTTCTCCCTTTTAACTGATGTAACGGTACTCTTCCTGATTCTTCATATGAATCATCTTCTTCGTTAATCATTTTTAAATAGTACCTTTCAATTTTTGGATCTAACTCAGACATGGTTAAAACACTAGACATTGGCAATATAAAAGATTTATCATATGTTGCATGTAACCAATCTGTTAAATAAAATCCTTCTACATTAGATCCATTTTTCTTTTGTTTAACTGGTTCCACTTTCATGGGGGTATCTAAAAAGAGAACATCATCTTCTTCAACATAAGAAACTTTAGAAATAATTTCTTCGCCAGTAATTAATTTTATTGTTGAATAAAATTCTTCTTCCATATTAATTTAAATTAATTTTTACTATTTCATACTTAAAATTTTCCTCTTGATAGATCTTTATTCTTTCAGCTAAATGATTGAGAGTATAATTTTGTCTAGACTTAGAGGAGATATCATCAGCGATATCATAAAGAGTTGCTATTTCTTTGCCTTCACCTTTTCTCAGTACACGACCAATCGATTGAAGATTACGAACTCGTGATTTACTAGGTGAAGCAAATATAATATTATGTAAACGTTTAATGTTGATGCCTGTAGAGAAAGTACCGTATGAAGCAATGATCACAGCATTGTTTTCACTTTCAGTAATACGACGAACTTCTTCTCTATCTTCTACATCGGTTCCACCATGAACAAAAAATATTTTTCTGTCTGGCATGGAGTTATTTATTAGATCATAAAGTGGCTCACCATGTTTTTCAACATAATTGAATAACACCAGAGTATTGCCATCCAAATCTCTAACTAAATTCTTAATCAAATTATTACGCTTTTGATGTGCTACAATGTATTCCATCTCAGCGTGATAATCTTCGAAGTATTGGTACTCGTGTTTACATAATAATACTTTGATTCTAAAGTTAGAGAGGTGTCCTTGTTTAATGAGATCATCAGTTCTAGTTACTTTTTCACATGCTCCAAAAAGACCTTCCAAAACCCATTTATGAGTTTTGCTTCCATCCAGTGTTCCTGTAAATCCAAATCTATATTTTGCATTATGTAATTTGGTCATAATACCAGTCAATGACTTAGATTTGAACAGGTGAGCTTCATCTCCAATTACACAGTCAATATCATCAAAATATCTTTTGGGAAATTTGTAAATGGATTGCCATGTAGAAATTACGACAAGCTTATCAGTATCTTTATCTTTACCAGAATAAATTGTGTGGCAGTGCTTATCAGCATCCCATCCATAATCTTTAAAATCTTTCAGCATCTGCTCTACAAGAGATGTTGTTGGGACAACTAATAGAATTTTTTTACCATTAGCTACATAATACCTAACAATACTGTAGATCATTAACGATTTACCAGAACCAGTGGGTGAAAGAAATAACCCACGATCATTCTTCAAAGCGTTGTAAACTGTTTTGTATTGGTAATCTCTGGGTTTGTACTTGGAAATTTTATCCATAAAATGTTCAACACCAAGTCTAGATACAAACTTGTTTTCAACTTCTACATCCCCATACCAATCATTAGATTCGTATGACAATCTATATTTTCTTTCAGCACACCACTCTTTTAAATGTGGAAGTAATCCGCCATACAATTCACCCGTACCTGGAGAATACAGGTGAATCGTACCATCCCAATATTTAAAACGTGGTTGTCTTTTTAGAAACTTTGCCTCTGGTAATTCAAAAGAAAAGTAATCAGCAAGTTCACGATGTACATGAGGTTCTGAATTAAGTGTCAGATAAACCTCGTTCTTTTTCTTGACAGTAATCAGGGACATTAGTTTCCATTAATAAACTTCTCCCATTCAATAGCGTTCTTCACGTGATAATTTCTTTGTGAAATCATCTTTAAAACATTGTCTAAAAAGAAAAGCATCTGATCAATATATTTAATCTTAGCTTCTTGATTAATGATGTCTTCGTCCGACTCAAGATAAACTTTCATTTTGTCGGATGTTTTGATACTAGAACCGAAAGGATTCTCAGCGTATACTTTAGCGTCTGCCTCCCCGCTGTAATATTCTCTTTTCTCTCGGACCAGTTTACGGACTTCAAATTCCAGACTGGTTTTAATTTGTGAAAGATCGGTATAATGGTTTAAGTATTTATTATGCTGAAAAGGGATCTCCATTGAGATCTTTCCCAAATCAGCTGTATATTGTTTGTTCTTAAACTCAAAATCTACGTTACTATCTTCTTTCCATTCTTCTTTAATTTTTTCAAATTTATGATGTAGTTGTTCAAATTTCATCAAGCACCTTCTGGATCTAGAATAGTATAACCAGTATACTTGAAAGTGACATTAGCTGTAAAGTACTCCACATTATTTGCTGTGGCATCGAACGACATTTCTGTTAAAGAAATTGGAAATATATTATCAAATGCAACCACGTGGTTGAGGTTGTAATTTGAAGAATAAATCATTAACCTAGCAGCACTTGTCTGTGGTTCTTCTGTTGGCATGTGCTGTTCAGAAACGCCATTAGTTCTAATCCAATTGTAAATAGATTTCCAATTAATTAACTCTTCATCAACAATAAAAGAAACATTGAAATCTCCGTAGGTTACTCCACCACCAGCTACAATTGGAAACGATCTAAATCTAGTGGGCACTTCCGTAAAAGGCATGGAGATGTCTGGGAGATTTACTCGCTGACAAAAAAAATCAACTCCACTAAAGAGCTCTAGTTCTAGTTTAAACCCAAGTGGAATTAAATAATTTCTATTACTAATTTGTTTCTTATACCATTCAGCAGGCATGTCAACTTCCCAAGCAATAACTATTTAGTGTGATTTTTCCACTCTAGAAACATCTTGGTTAACCATGGATCTACATCTTTTAGGTCCATAGAGTTTAAAGTTTTTCCGTAACCTTGACTAATAGCATGATCACAAAACTCATATACCTCCGAAGTAATAGTAATCTTACTTCTCACAAAAGCAGATAACAGGAAATGACGTGATTGCCAATGATCGTCTTTATTTCTCCAATCGTATCTACTGATCATCTTCTTCATCCTCGTAGCTAGATGGTTCTTCAAACAACTCAATCATCTTGAGTTCCATAACTCTTTCTTGTAATTCCTGTATATCTTGTTCTGTGATCATGTTGAGTATTCTTTTAAAATCTCTAGAACTCTGTCCAAGGTATCGTGGGCACCGTCATGCCATTCTCCAGATCTATTGTAGTGAGTGCCATTATATAATTCGTTTTTTAATTTGTATAATCTCGCTAACATATCTACTTTAGTCAATTGTCCGCTGGCCATAGGATATTTAATTATACTTAGTATCTATAAAAAAAGGGGGACCGAAGTCCCCCCTGTGTTGATTTGTGAATAAGATCACATGAGGTTGGTAACTTGTACTCTTCTGTAGTACATGTTAGCGTTGGCGGTGAGAGCTTCACCGTCAGGGGTTCCGTTGTACAGACCGTTGGTTGTAACGAATGGGTTGGATACCATGCCGTAACGAGTCTTGAAGCCAATCTTAGGCTGGAAGGTGTTAGGATCGATCGAACGAACCATCTGGAGGGGAACGTATGGGCAATAGAACAGACCAGCATCATAAGGGGAAGTGCCCTTATAACCGATCACGTAGTAGTGCTTGTCG